CCTGACACAAAGGTTGACATCACAAAGATGTCATATGAAGAACTTGCTGCATACATGGCTGAAAATCCTGATGCAGAAATCTAAAACTTAAACTTATGAGAATTGAAAGGATGGATTAAAAATGGCAAAATTCGATTTAAAAACATTTAACCCACAGGCATTTGGAAAGTATGTTGATATTGTTCCAAAGCTAAAGAAAAATGAACTGGTGAAATCCAAGGCATTACAGCCTAACAGCCAAATCAAACAGGCATTCAGCGGTCAGACTGGGGTTGTATATGCAACCATTCCTATGTTTGGCAGAATTGATGGAACACCATTGAACTATGATGGTGCAACTGACATCACTGCAACAGGCACAACCACATATGAACGTGGTGTCATTGTTATTGGTAGAGCAAAGGCTTGGGTTGAAAATGACTTTGCAGAGGATGTCACAGGC